CTACCGCTAACAATAACTCAACAGTTACTGTTATCGGAACGCTTTTAGCATAACAAAATAAATAGTTGGAAGAAGGAGCAGTAAATGGCAACAGTCGATAAGGACTTCAAGGTAAAGAATGGACTAGCCGTAACTAACGGCGGTACATTCGGAGGCGCAGTAACAGTAGGAGTACCAACTCTTGCTTCACATGCAGCAACCAAGGAGTATGTAGATTCAAGATCTATGGCTGTTGGCACAACTGCTCCTGCTTCCCCATCAAATGGAACTCAGTGGTTAGACACTCTAACAAACCGAGTTAATTTTTATTACGATGGCACTTGGTATACCCAAGCAACCATTGATGATACAAATAATCTTCCGCAACACATTCACGACACCGCAATTGATGGAACTGGGTTTATCGTGTCTCAATTCTACGAAGGTGGATCTTTTAACAGCCCACTTGGAATAGGTTTAGACGCAGGTGGACCAGATACAACAGAGTGGACAGTCGTATTTGATGGCGGTAGCGTAGTAGATAATTTCAATTAAAAAATTGATGTTATAATAAGACTAGTTCATGGGAAGAACCCATAAGGAGATATAAATGGCAACAAGAATGCAACAGCGCAGAGGAACTGCAGCACAATGGACGGCTGCTAACCCAGTATTAGCAGCAGGTGAAATCGGTTTTGAAACTGATACAAATAAATTTAAGATGGGTAACGGCTCCTCAGCATGGTCTGCACTAACGTACTTTGCTAATGCAGCCGAACTTACAGCAATCATTGACGGCGCTCCAGATCTTCTTAATACCCTTAATGAACTAGCAGCAGCAATTGGAGATGATCCATCATTCTTTACTTCAGTCTCTAACAGTTTGTCTGAACACGCAAATGATACAACTGGTGTTCATGGAATTGGCAACACTGCTCTTTTAGCCTTGTCAGCAGATGTTACAACTGAAATAGGCACTGCAATAACAACACACAATACAGATACAACAGGTGTTCATGGAATTGCTGACACTTCTCTTCTAGCAACTACAGGTGATGTAAATACTGCAGCATCATCTGCAGCAGCAGCATTGTCTGCTCACGCAAGCGATACAACAGATGTTCATGGAATTGCAAACACAGCACTTCTAGCAACTACAGGAGATTTAACAGCACATAACTCAGCAACAATAAATGTTCATGGAATTGCAGATACATCGCTTCTAGCAACTACAGCAAACGTAGAGTCTGCAGCATCATCTGCAGCAGCAGCATTAGCAGCACACGAAGCAGATACAACTAACGTTCACGGAATTGCAAACACAGCACTTCTTGCAACGACAGGAGATTTAACAACACATAATTCAGATACCACAGATGTTCATGGTATTGTTGATACAACTGTATTAGTAACACAAACACAACTTACAGATGCAATTAACGGTGCAGAGGTAAATCAATCAGCACTTGCTGGAACTGGTATTGATTGGAATGCAGTTGATGAAAGATTTGACATTGATAACACAATTGCAACCAAGACTTATGCAGATGATGCAGTGTCAACACACAATCTTAATACAACCAACGTACACGGAATTGCAAACACAGCACTTCTTGCAACTACAGCAGACGTTGCAGCAGTTACAGCAGCATCTCTTGGACTTGGAAATGTTGATAATACTTCTGATGCTAACAAGCCAGTATCAACAGCAACAGTAACAGCAATCGCAGCAGCAAAGGCTGAAGCAATTGCAGAAGTAACAGCAGTTATTGATGGTGCTCCAAATGCACTTAATACATTAAACGAACTTGCTGAAGCACTTGGAGATGATGCTAACTTTGCTTCAACAATGACAACATCCCTTGCAGCAAAGGTAGATTCATACACACCAATTACACAAAAGACAGCATCTTACACCCTATCAACATTAGATCACAGAGATGATTTAATTGAAATGGGGTCCGCTTCAGCACTTACATTAACAATTCCAACTAACGCAACAATTGCCTATCCAGTAGGTACATCTTTTGATGTTCTTCAAACTGGAGCAGGACAAGTAACAATTGCTGGCGCAGCAGGGGTTACTGTTAATGCAACACCAGGTCTCAAGTTGAGAACTCAATGGTCTTCTGCAACTGTTTTCAAGAGAGCAGAAAACACATGGGTTGTCTACGGAGACTTGACAGCGTAATACAAAATTCAATAAGAAATTAGGAGATATAAATGGCAGTAGGTAAGAAAGCAGGTAGAAAGTCCCAAGCATCAAATGACTTTTTGGAGCCATTAAAGCCAACTATAACTGGTGCCACAAACGTAGGAACAGGTCGTGCATTTAATGATGGCGCAGTAACAGTTTCATTTACCTTACCTGCATTATCTCCAGCAGCCACATCTTTTACAGTAACAGCAAGTACTGGTCAAACAGGATCTGGGGCATCTTCTCCAATTACAGTAACTGGAATTGCATCTACAGCAACTCCAACATTTACAGTAACTGCAACAAACGCAGCAGGAACCTCTGCTGCTTCTGATGCATCTAGTGCAGTGACAGTAACAACTGTTCCAGCAACTCCGTCTGCTCCAACTGCAACAGCAGGTGTTGATCAGGATACAGTTTCTTGGTCTGCCCCAGCAAATGGTGGTTCTGCAATTACTTCTTACACTTGGGCATCTTCAGATGGCAAGGGTGCTACACTAAATGCAACCTCTACCACCGTTGCTCAAGAAGCAAACACTTCTCAAACATATACAGTTTATGCAACAAACGCAAATGGTAATTCTGCAGCCTCTCCTTCTTCTAACAATGTAACTACAATTGCTCCGTTCTTCCCTCCATTCTTCCCGCCGTTTTTCCCATTCTTCCCCCCATTCTTCCCACCCTTCTTCCCATTCTTCCCACCATTCTTCCCACCCTTCTTTCCATTCTTCCCTCCATTCTTCCCATTCTTCCCCTTCTTCCCATTCTTCCCACCATTCTTCCCATTCTTCCCATTCTTCCCACCGTTCTTCCCACCATTCTTTCCATTCTTTCCACCGTTCTTCCCATTCTTCCCCTTCTTCCCATTCTTCCCACCATTCTTCCCATTCTTCCCATTCTTCCCACCGTTCTTCCCGCCACAATTCGGACCATTTTTCCCACCATCATTCCCACCTGCGTCGTGCAGTGGCTGCACAAGAAATTATTGTTGGCAAGCATGTCCAGCATGCTGCGGGTTTTGTGGATGCTAACAGACATGATATACTACGATAAAAGGAGATTCAAACTATGTATGCAATAATTGTTAAAGATACTGCAGATACTTACGAGGTGCTTTCTATACTTCAAACTAACGAAGAACTAAGAACATCTTTGCAGTCTGAGTGGGATAAAAATCTTCCTATAATTGGTATGAACGCATCTGATCACAAAGCAACAGCAACTAGAGGTGCTACCTGGAACGGAACATCTTTTGATGGAACTGTAAATGCAGGGTTTGCTGCACTATCACAAGAAGAAAAAGATTCGTATAGGCAATATGTATTCTTATGTGATAATAAAGTAGTTCACAGAGTGACCACAGAAACTGGCACTGAACAAGCATCACTTTATGATGCAGCATTTGCTAGTGAAGTTTTTCTTGTAAAGTGCGCCTTTGCACTTAAAGGGTCAACAGTTTCATATAATGAAACAACTAGAGAAATAGCATTAATCTAATAAAATACTAATAGTATTTTTTTTGTGATATACTATAGTCATAGCCAAAACAAAGGAATAATATGACAATTTATGATGAAAATGAAACGCCCTGGTTTACTAAAGATAGATCAGAGACATCCCTAAATAGATATCCATCAAAAACTATTGGAAACAATATCTTAGTTGAAAACCCCGCATTAGGAATTAATCTTTATAGAAATGTGTTTTCAAAAGAAGATTCTGAAAGATATATTAAAATTCTTGAATCTAACTTGGGTGGTAATGGCAAATATAAATGGTCAGAAGCAAAAGTAACTAACTCAGATGTGCCAATTAAAAAGGCTAGAGATGCTGTAGACTTTAGATTTAAACAAGAAAATTTAGGTCCAAGAGATGAACACAATGCTGAATTAATTGACTTGCATGAAGAGATATATCAAAAGTTAAAGTTTTGCGTTGATGATTATGCACGGTATTGGGGAATTAATGTAATATACTATGAAGCATTTAACTTTGTAAAGTATGAAGGAAAAGGAACACATTTCAATATTCATGCCGATCATGGCCCAATGTACAACTGTACAGTTTCTGCTGTTATCTATATAAACGAAGACTATGAGGGTGGAGAAATCAAGTTCCCAAGAATGGACAATTATACACATACTCCAAAAATAGGAGACATTATTCTTTGTCCATCTAACTATATTTATGAACATGCATCTTTGCCAATGAAAGAAGGAACTAAATATTGCGTTGTCGTAATGACAGACATTAATGAACTAGGACATAAGTAGTGTCTCTAATTGCAAAGTTTACATCGTTCAGGCCTTGGATAAATAAAGAAGATATTTCTGTTCCTGTTCCTACACAAAAAGAAATCCCAGATTGGTATAAAGATGCAGACAGATTTGCGAAAATGCCAAATGGAGAATATTGGAAAGCACCAAAAGAGGTTTGTCCATTTCCAAAAGAAGGAACCACAGATGATTATGGAAAGATCCCAACATGGAAAGCATGTCCTGCTATTATGGATGCATTTGCAACAGGGTATGTATTTAAAACTCCTTGCGATTTAATTTTTGCTAAAAATTCTCAGGGAATAATTAATGTTACAATAAATGATTCTAAGTATAAAGATTTTTGTATCCAAAGACCACCAATGCCACAATTTGAACATCCTAAAGGATACTATCAGCATCATTTTGCTTGGAGTTCTCCATGGGGCTTAGAGTTGCCAGAGGGATATAGTGCATTGTTTATGACCCCAATGAATAGGTTTGACCTTCCATTTTTAAACACCACTGGCATTGTTGATTCAGACAAAGTTCATCTTCTTGGTAGTTTTCCATTTTTTATTGCGGAGGGATGGGAAGGAACAATCCCAGCAGGGACACCATATTTACAAATCCTTCCTTTTAAAAGAGAAAACTGGGACCACAGTATAGAGATCTTAGATCAGTCTTCTATATATGGTAAAATGGTAGATAACGCAAAGTTCTATCGTCAGCCTGACGGTGGAGTTTATATTAAAAAAGTTTGGTCACGCAGAGAGTATAAATAGGAGATATACAGATGCAGTCATGGACAGAAAAAGAAGATCTTGGTAACGGAATTATCTGTTATAGAGGAGTAATTAAAAAAGAGTTTGACGTAATAAATCGACTTGAAAACAGCCTAGGATCAGTCGCTGAATATGGAGAGTTATCTCCTGAAGGCAAAAGATATCACTGGATGCCAGCATATGTTGGATATCAGCAACTTATGCCTGAGTATAGAGACTGTGTAGATTTTAAATTTAAGAAAACTGACATAGAGCAAGACAAAAGTGAAGATTCAATAAAACTTCAAGAACTTTGGCAAGATGTATATGATCCACAATTTGCAGCAGTAGAAGACTACAGGAAAATGTATAACATTATGCCACTTAAATACTGGGAAGCATTTAATTTTATTAAATACGGTCCAGGTCAACACTTTATGGAGCATCACGATCATGGCTTTTCTTACAATTGTACAGTATCCTTAGTTGCTTATGTTAATGATGATTATGAAGGTGGAGAGTTATTCTTTAGACTACAAAATTTAAATATTAAACCAAAGGCTGGAGATCTTTACATATTCCCATCCAACTTTATGTATCCTCATCAAGCAATGCCAGTTCATTCTGGAACAAAGTATTCAATTGTAACCATGCTAGACTATAGCAAAAAATTTCATACTCCAGACATGTATGATCCTAAGTGGGCAGATGAATAGTGTTCGATATATCTATAGAAAAAATGCGTGGTATTAAATTTAACATTAGTCCAATGTCAATTAAAAGAGATTGGATGGATGAAACATCAGAAAACCATGCATATAGATGTTTTCCCGTAACTCAGGCAAACGTTGTTGGATGGAATATCTTTTGTGAAGAAGATATTCAATTTATTTGGGATGGCGTAAATGATCAAACCGATCAACACATAAATATAATATCTGGCCCAAACGGGTCTTACTCAGGTAGAGGTCAGTCATCTATAAGTTTTAATACAGGCTTAGTTTTTAAAACAGACAAAGATGTTAGCATATGGACAATTAATCCTGTTAACTATTTTAATGAAAATTTTGAAACAATGTCCAATCTAATAAGTACATCTTTTTATGACAATCCTTTACCATTGGCAATTAAAGCAAAAAAGGCAAATGAAACAATTACCATAAAAGCAGGAACTCCAATAGCAACAATTATTCCAATATCTTTAACAAATTTAAATAATACTAAAATTCAGATTGTTGATTATAAAGATGAGGGTAGAGTAAGAGAACAGGCAAACATTGATTATGGACAAGCAGCACAAGAGATTAATAGTTCTGGACAATGGACAGACTGGTACAGAGATGCTGTAAATGAAAAGGGAGAAAGCCTCGGCTCTCACGAAGTAAAAACCTTAAAACTTTATGTAGAAAACAGAAGCGGTGATATAATATGAATATGGAAGAATATACCGTAGTTCAAAGAAAGCCATCAATTACACCTTCTGGTTGGTTCGGTGATAGTAAAGACATGATTGTAGAATTAGAAAATTTTATGACAGAACAAGAGATGGAGTTTCTAGAAAAGGCTGCAAAGTCATTAACAATTTGGGATGTTACCGAAAGCCATGTTAATGAAAATGGAACTGTTGTATATGAAGCAAGTTATTGGAAAGACAGGGTTGCCACTAGCCCTACATTAGATAAAAATGATCCATCAATTGCTCCTGTTATTGCAGGGCTGTTTGAAAGACTAAAGCCAATAGTTGAGGATTTTTACAAAGTAAAGGTTATCCCTACTGGCACAACTATTGTTAGATGGCTTCCAGGACAACTTCAAAGACCGCATGCAGATAAAGAACTACACGAAGGTCCTGACGCAGGACTTCCGAATGACTTTCCAAACTACGATCTTTCCAGTCTTTTTTATTTAAACGAAGACTATGAAGGTGGAGAGTTATATTTCCCACTACAAGGGGTTCAGTTTAAACCAAAGAAGGGTGCAGCATATTTTTTCCCAGGGGATAAAAACTATATCCACGGAGTAACAGAAATTAAAAGTGGTATTAGATACACTTGTCCATTCTTCTGGGAGATTACAGAGCACACTGGAGACAGGAAGCCGTGATAGCAATGGTATCAGAAACTCTTAATCCCATCGAAATATATCCAAAAATTTTTGTATATAAAAATCTTTATAAAGACATTGACCTAATATATAAAAATCTAAAAGAGTCTGACGGAGTTGATGGACTTTTAAATCCTTGGAGTAAGTGGTCACACTTTGGAGAATATATTTCTCCAACTTTTAGAAATTTTGACAATATGTTGCCAGTTGAAGAAATAAAAAAAATGGAAACAAAAACAGAAAAAGAAAAAGCGCACAAGGATATTCTTTTAGAAATATTTGTTAATTTTCATAAAGTAACACAAGACTATATTTTAAAAAACAATGTTGATTTTGATAAAAATAAAATTGTTCCAAACATTAAAGACAAAAAAAATAATAATGTAAGAGAGTGGATAATTAGCGGTCCATCAATAGCAAGATATCATGAAAACGTTGAGGATGTGGTAGCAATGACATACCATACAGACTATATACGAGAGCCAATTACAAGTCCAGGATATAAATTTGCAATTACTGCCTTAACATATTTTAATGATGACTATGAGGGTGGAGAGATTGATTTCATAGCAAATGGAGAAGCCTATATGTATAAGCCAGAGGCTGGAGATATTGTTGTTTTCCCTTCTGGTCATCCAGAACTATTGATGTCTGAAAATTCTATATATCTTCATGGAGTTATGCCATCATATAAAAAATCAAAATATTTGGCAAGAATGTATTGGATGAAATATTCTTTGGGAAGTTCTGATTGGTTTGAAAATGAAGAAAAATATGGCAAGGAAAAATGGGAAGAAATGCAGCCAGGGATTCTAGAAAGTTTTAGAAATGCAAACCCAAATAAAATTAGTGCTGAAAAAGAAAGAAGGATAAAATGAATCTAGAAAACAAAAAAAGAATAACTAAAGATATAGTTATTTATGAAAACTTTATTGATGCAGATACTGCTGCAAGACTTGTAAAGGTTTTAGATAAGCATGCAGAACTTGGGTTAATTACCTGGATGCCCATATCTTTCTATGAGTCTTATTCTTCAGTCCTGCCACAAGACAATGATGAGCATGTAGAAAATGAAGGATTGCCAAGCGATGTATTTTCACAAATAAAAAACGGAATTATTGATGCAGTTGCAAGTGTTCACGACCTTGACCCAAAAATAATTTCTCAAATTGGATACCACACTCAAAAATGGGAGCCAGGAGCATACGCAAGAAAACATTCAGATAATACAGATGAGCATGGACATTCTGGTGCTTTTACTAGAAGTCGATATGCAGCGTTCTTATATTTAAATGATAATTTTGAGGGAGGACTTTTACAGTTTCCAGATCAAGAAATAAACATTCAGCCTAAAGTTGGAATGCTTGCTGCATTTGACGGGGGATTTAATAATATGCATGAAGTAACTCTTATTACTAAAGGTGTAAGATATACCATAGGTTCATTCTGGGATGATCGTGAAGAAGACGCATATCCACAAGAACTAAGAGATGCCTGGGCAGCAGAAATGAAAGAGACAAGAGCAAAGCAAGAAATTGAAAGAGCAGAGTGGCAAGAACTATTAAAGCAGGGATGGAAACTTGATGCCAATGGAAATAAATATAAGGCCGAGGAACTCTAAATGGAAGTTTTTTTAAAAAAACAATTTGATGATGCGGGTTATAAAACTGAGGTTTTTCATGAGCATGTTTTGTTTATAGAAAATTTTATGACAAAA